GTCAATAACCTAACATCTTTTGATATTGAATATATGTTTTTGCAATTGAGATCAAAAAGCGTAGGTGAATCTGCTCAAGTAGGATTAAAGTGTAGTGAGTGTTCGGTTGCAAATGAGATCTCAATCAATCTCGATAAGATTGCAATTGATATTCCAAAGGTGAAAAAGAACGTTGAATTGACCGACACAATTTCGCTTGACCTCGATTGGCCAACATTCTATGATATCATCGATGCTGGTACACACAGCGGTGATGAACCAAACGCAGAACAAGCATTTTCATTGATTCGAAGTTGTTTAAAAGCAGTCAATACCGAAGACGAAAGAATTGTACTAAAGGAAACGTCAAAAGAAGAAATACAAGAGTTTATCGATTCGATGAGTACAGCTCAGTTTCAAAAGATTAGAGAATTTGTTGAAAAGATTCCTAAGCTTTCACATAATGTTAAATTTAAATGCAAAAGCTGTGAACATGATAACGATGTAACAATTGAAGGAGTGGCAAATTTTTTATCGTAGCTCTATCTCACGAGAGTCTTGAAGCTTATTACCAAACAAACTTCAATTTAATGACCCACTGGCATTGGGGACTGACTGAGATAGAGGAAATGATTCCATGGGAAAGAGAGATCTATATCTCTTTATTGATTAACCACTTAAAAGAAGAAAGAGTACGTCAAGAACAAAGGCAACACTAATGGCAAGTTTAGAAATCGTAGTAGAACAGTTAAAGAGTAATGGGCAAAAGAATACTGCACAGTTGACTTCGCTTAATTCATCTGTTCTGAATATGAATAATATGTTAGGAGATCTAACTAATGCTCTTATGATGCAAAGGCTCGACCTGCTCGAGATGATGCGTGAAAAGAAAGACACCGCTCCGCCTCCACCGGCTCCTGCACCAGCAGGAGATACAAAAGCCGGTACCGGTAATCTAGGATTATTGCTTGCAGGATTAGCCGCGTTTGCCGGAGGATTTATTGGTGGTATTCTTGACTCGATTAAAAAGATTGCTAATCTTTTAAAATTTGATGCTTTATTCGATCTTATTAAGGGTGCAGTTGGTAGACTAATTATAAATGTCACTAATATCATCAACCGCGTTATCGATCCGATTATCGATGTATTTCGATTATTGAGGTCAAAGACTGCAGCTGCAATTGAAGACTCAATTAAGATTCTCGATGATATGATTCAGCCTATCAAAAATTTGTTTCAAGCTGGACCAGAATCAAGAATCGGCAAGCTCTTCTCAACAATTATGAAACCGTTTATGTTTCCATTTGAAGGTGTCATCGATGATATCGTAAAACCATTCAAAGGAATATTCCAAGCAACCGAAGGTCCTAGTGTTATGTCAAGAATCATCGGTGCAATCACGAAACCATTTACTGCAGTGATGGAACTCGCGGGTAAAGCCGGAGACATGATCAAAACCGCCTTCTCAATCTTTGATGAAGGTAGTAAATTTATGAAAGTACTAGGAGGAATCGGAAAAGTAATTGGTAGACTATTCTTCCCTCTTACTCTCATTATGACAGCATTTGATACAGTAAAAGGTGCTATTGCTGGATTCGAAGAAGAAGGTATTATCGGTGGTCTAAAAGGAGCAGTCGAGGGATTCTTTAATTCTATCGTTGGTACACCTCTTGACTTATTAAAAGATGCTGCAGCGTGGGTAATGAAAAAGCTAGGATTTGATGAGTCGGCCGAAGCTCTTCAGTCATTTAGCTTCAGTGACATTATCAAAAATATTGTTTATTCTCCTCTCGAGATCTTGAAGAGAGCAGTGAATTCACTAATCGAAGGTATTGCAACATTCCTTGATGACAGCATTATCCCTGGCACCGGAAAGTTAGCATCCGGTCTTCGATCATTTAAATTTGAAGAAGGTCAGTTGAAGACCGAAGCTGATGCTACTAAAGAAGCCAAAACAGCGAAGATGACAAAGAGTGGAGAATCTGCAAATCGTGCAGCGATAATTAAAGAAGATACTGCAGCCATATCTCAATCTAAAAGCGCACCAAATGTTATTGTCAGCGCTCCTTCGAGCGTAAGCACTAGTTCTTCAAACACACAACCAATTCTTTCGGCTACACCTTCTGCTTTGGACTATAGCGATCCTTGGCTATCCGGTTCATAAACGAAAAGAGACCTGCATAACAGATCTCTTTTCTTATTGAGCAGAGCCAACTTATAAATGCTGGATGCATTCTCCTTTATTGTTTTCGTCCCTAACAGTAAGGACTATCGGGTCTATTAGGGGACCAACCCATTCCGTTATTTATAATCTTGGCGATTCCGAGAGGATTCGAACCCCTGACCCATTGCTTAGAAGGCAATTGCTCTAATCCAGCTGAGCTACGGAACCACTAGTGGTTCCAGTGACGGAGTAGTTGAGAGAGGAGCTACGATTACATCACGTCACTGGAAGCTGTTTAGTCTTCGTTTGCTAGTCGTGCAAAATAAGACATCGTATCGTCATCCTCTGTTTGAGGAATCGTTTCTGCAGTCGGCATAGGTGTTGGAGCTGCGGGTTCATTCATTTGAACTTCTTGCTTCATAGTCGGTGCACCCATACTTGCTTCTTCACCAAGAACACGACCTAGCTTTGCTTTGAGCTCATCATAGGTCTTGTAGTTTTTTGGGTCAGTAAACTCACTGAGATCATGTACTTGATTATATACACTCTCGAGCTTTGATTCGTCTTGTTCATACAGCGGTGATTGACCGTCAAACTCAGATTTATCATAGTTACGATAACCTTCTACTTGACGAATTTTCAGTTTGAAATCTGCACCTTCCCAAAAATCAAATGGATTGATTGCTTTTTCATCAGCGAATGATGGTTGCATTACATCCATAATTTTATCAAAGATTTTCTTACCAAACTTATAGAGGAATACTTTTCCTTCATTGTGAGGAGCAGATGGATCCTGAAGAACAAGAATATTCGTTACGTAGTGCAACCGGCGTTTTTGAGTTCGAGCTTTTTCTTTGTCTGACTCGATGCCAGAATTCCACAGCCGTGAGTTGAGTTCTCCAACTGGATCATTTTGACCAATAGATGTAAGGCTGTTTTCGATATACCATAGACCGGTTGGTCCTTTGAATCCGTGGTCCCAGTATCTGACCCATGGTAGATCTGAACCTTCTGGAGCTGGGAGGAATCTGAGTACTGCATATCCATTTCCTGCCTTATCTACTGTTGGCTTCCAAATGCGCTCATCGGTGTAAGACTTTTTTTCGCCTCCTCCACCAGTAGCTTCGGCAGCCTGAATGAGTTTAGAGATTTGATCTCGATTACGTTTTAGATTTTCGAATGACATATATTTTGTATCCTTTGTATGTACTGAAATATTAACTGAATTATTATACCATATTTTTACTGCTTTGTAAATAGGTAATATTATATATTACTTTTTTAATCCGCAAAAGCACTGTCTAAAGTATTACCCTGTGGCAAAAAGTTTAAGGCCATTGCCTCTGCCTCGACCTTGTCCTTAATGACTGGAGATATAAACTTCTTCACGTCTTCTGGTTCAATGTCATTTTTATCACATACATGCAATATTGCATCCATATATGAAATTCTTAATTCGCTTACTGTGGTTTCAATCAATTTGGCGAATTTACTTTTAGTTAGAAATTGACTTTCAATTGTCATCTTCAACGCTCCATTTAATATCATATCCACCTTTACGATCTGTCACCCAATCTTCATCTTCTTCATCATGACCATATTGGTACATTAGATCAGTTGCTTCATCGTGTCGAGGATGCGATTCATCAGCAACAGCAGCTTTAAATTCTTCAACGCTACCCTCCCAATCTTGCTTGATGATTTCATCTTCTATATTATAAGTCATTATACGTGTGACGTTATGATATTCACGCAGTTCTACTTTCATTTATCGATAACCCTTAATAAGATTGTGTCTTCATTGATTCGACCATTTGGTGTAGCTGGTTTTGTTTTAATACCATCTAGAAGCTTAGTTAGCTGTCGCGGTGTGCATCGAGCAACTTCTGGTAGTATATCTAATGGTTTCCGTAACGTGATTGTACGAGATGTTTCTTTATCAAAGTTCTTAATGGTTGTGCCACTAATAATAAACCCTTTTGGATCAAACGTTACATATTCGGTAAGTCTACGATACTTTGTGTTGAAAACATAGAGTCGAGACTTACCAATAATCTGTACGGGTTGAATTGATACAACTTTAAAGTCGGAATCTTCTTTCTTGTATTTAATCTTTGCAACCTGTTTATCAATAGACGGAGCTTTTACGACTTTTGCTTTCCGTTGAGCTTTTGCTACAGACTTAATGCGATCTAGATCATCAAGCATAGCTTGACATTCTTTAATCCGGCGGTTGAGTTCAGGTCGTTTCAAATGAGAATAGCCCTCGACGGCTTGTTCACAACGCTTATGGTAAGCATCTTCATAATCTAACAACCATCCCTCAACCACCTGACGAACAGGAAGAGTGGCAGAACCACTCAACCCATGTTTACGAAATAATCCATAAACATCAATAGAGGCTTTTTCACCATCAATCCACTGATCTTCGAGATCTAAAAGATCTTGCATGATAGTGTTACTGATTTTATTCTGCAAGCGTTGCTGAGGAGAGAGGGTGACAACTTTATCGCTGTCATGCTTCGCTTGCAGTTTTTCATAATGTAAAGCTTTTCCTGTTTCAACAAGATTAGCCAGCCTCTTATCAGCAGCACTTTTCCAGTACGCTGATTTATCGGATTCTTCTAATCCGCTATTATACCAGAAGCAAGTAGCTGCTATAGCATAGCTAGATAGAAGTTTCCAATCCGAATTAGCAAGAATAAATTGAGAATCTTTCTTGCTAAAATTCTTTTTTACATAAGTTTTGATTTGATCAAGTGCTTGTTTCTTTTCGACTTGATTTTGAAAATAGTACTGTACTTCATCAAAGCCTTTTTCAATTGGTGCAGCATTTACACCAACGCGGCGTGTAGCACGTACAGTTTTCTTTTTAGTACTTTTAGGTATAGCCATGATGTCTCTCCTCATCAATAAAAATAATATAGCGAGTCTTTCTTTGAGGGCGCTCTCTTCCCACCTGCGTCTTAATTTTTATGAGGTTACAGGCTTAACCACGTTTATACTCGTTCCTCAATTGTTAGATCTATTCTACCATAGTTTTCAGCAAATGTACACCATAAAATGCACTTTTTACATTTTTTTTTCATTAACACCTTCTGGTGTGCATTCATAGATAAGTGATGTATAGTTTATCTCTCAATTTAATCTAATGTAGTATCAGACCCAGGACTTTGTGTACACATTTGAGTTCTAGGACAATGGAAATACTTATCCATAGATACAGTAAGATCACCTTGTCCTGTTGCTCCTCTTTCATATATACACATACGTTCATCTGTTTCAGGATCAACATACTGTCGTTTTAACCTACAGTTAATTGTATTAGTAGTAGTTGGTGGGACTGCCTTACGTCTACACTCCATAGGATCTAGGCCTAATATTGTTTGTGGCCATCGTAATGGATTTGTATTCCACAGAGTACAATGAGTTTTATCTTCACTACCAGTATACATACGACCTTCGGCATATGCAGTTGATGAAAATAATGAGAATATAATTATAAGATATTTTAACAATTATAAACTTTCGTAGACATCCCAAATTTGCATTCCAATTAAAAGGAGACCAGTGATCACCATCCAGAAATTACCATTAGCTAAAATAAGATTAGCAATTCCAATTACACTAGGAGCCCAAAATATAAGTTTTTTCATTTACGAATCCTTTTTCTCATAGAATATATGATTACCAATTACAGCATATTCTCTTTTTTCTGATGCCCAATCTGGTTCAACATAGTCTGCATGATACCAAAGAGAATCTCCGACTAAATTATCAACGCTATTATTTAATACACCACTAGCTATAAGCAATGAAGTTTCCCATGCCATTTTATCGATAGGCTCATCAGACTTTCCATCACAATACCAACTAAATTGGCATCGATTTTTTATCGGAATGCGTTTATTTGGATCTGCCCAAGACTTTCGGTGGTGTCCTTGATAAACAACATCGCATACTTTATCTGGAAAGTGAGGAGATTCAACTCTATTCATTACAACTTGAGACACCGCTATCATACCACGAATATCTTGATCTCTTGCTTCGTGGTATGCATTCAATGCTAAACAAACAATAGCTTCGGCAATCATTAGCCTCTCCTCATTTTTGCGTATATTTCTGGGTTATCTCCTCTACCAACCGGCACTGTGTTTGACTTGTGGAGTGTGGCAAGACCAATGATGTATTCTCCCGAATACTCATTTGCATTTGCTTTTCCCTGGATAGGTGTAATGATGTCCGACGTCGGGACGCTGTCACATGCCGTTGAATAGTTCGGAATACTCTTGCCATTTGATTTTTTCTGGTTTTTAAGTTGAGATGGATGCACACCGTTTTTCATAAGCCATGCATCATGTTTAGCTTGAACTTCCTGCCAGCCAGCTTTACGCCTTTGCTTACGCTTTCTATTATTTATAGAAGAAAGACCTCTTACGAGATGCATTGTCATTTGTAATACCTTTCATAAAGATACTCGATTTTAGGTAATTCGGGATGCTTATGAATCCACAAACCGGTGTCGGGCTGAAAATGCTTTTTAAAGAAGTTGTTCATTTTACGATTAGTCGTCTTAAAAGACGTATCTATTCGTAAAGCCAACTCATCAAAATCAGCATCACTCATAATAGGATTATCTTTGATCTCGTATGCATATGCTGCAACCGAGAGTTTGATCCTATTACGAGTTTCACTGCAGAACTCAACCATTAGTTCCAGCCTTCTTCAGACTCATAAGAAGTTTGATCAGCTAAACGCTCACCATAATGCTCGGCAAGATACTTTTCGCCATCGGTATATTGATTATGATTTTCATCCATCTTATCAATCATATCATCGAACTTTTTACGCTCAGGCTTATCTACCTCATCAACATATTTACGAACACGAGCTGCACTAGCAGCTAACCGAGCGCGTCTTGCTTTAATCTTAGCAAACCTTTCGGAAGCTTCACGAATAGCAATCATACGCTCTTCATTAGTAGAATTTTTTGTAATTACATAATTTGACATTTGTAGCTCCTCAGCTTTTTTCATTTTACTAGTATATTCTACCACAAAAATGCTGCAATGTAAAGGAAAAAGTGCATTTTATTTTCCTTTTAAAACAACTACTTGTGTTTTTTTTTCTCTAACCCCAATCTTTACGATCTTCTTCGTTGTCATAACCGTATTTGTATTCAGCGATCTGCTCGTCAGACATTAATTCTTCTGTAATTTTAGCACCTTCACCAGTCCCATCTGGATACCAATGAGGACAAAATGCTCGACCATAATAACGATCAGCTGAACCGCGATCTTGAGGTGAACCGTGTTTAGGAAGAATTGGTGATTCAATAGTTACAATAGCCATTATGCTGCCTCAGAAGGTTGTGAGAAATTTATGTAGACCATATTGAGGTCATCCATAGTCTTGCAATCTTGCAAGAGAAACCGAGCATATGACTTAGACGTCACACATCCAATGTAGTCATACAAAGCATAATATTCCATTTGGAAATCGAACTGCTCAGCAGTAAAGATGCCCTGGTCATTCCAGTGCTTGGCGTCTTCAGACAACAACCCGATAAATGTACCCGGGTTCTCAGCCATTTCACGGCGAGACTCTTCGTTACGGGCTTTAATATGTGTAATAAGATCAATCATGATTTAGCTCCTTTTCCATTTTATAGATCTATTATACACTATTTCTTTTGATTTGTAAACAAAAAAATGCACTAAAATATAGTGCATTTTCAATAACTTACGTTTTTTTATTTAATAGGGATTACCAAGACCATCGATTCCACTAATAACACGAGGTGCTTTTTCTAACTCTTCGTTTAACTGATCAATGCGCTTGTATGATTCTTGTAACTGTCCTTGTAATTCTTTTATGTTATTCTCTAGTATTTCTATGTAGCCTTCTTTGTTTAAAAGTTCACGCCGATAAAGTTCAGTTTCTGATTGCTGATGATCTTGGAATTTTGCCATTGTTTTAATAACACCTCTTGTAGTTCATACGCTTCTTTTTCCCACGGTAAATTCACGTATTCTTCATGACTGCTGTAGAAATTACACTCAGTAAAGAATTCCTTATAGACTAATTGCTTTACATGTACCATTTCATGGAATATAGTGGTCGTAAAATCATCGCCAAGACCTAATTTTTTATCAACGTCAATTTGAAATTCTCTGATCCCCACATCTAAACAAGTACCGTGATAACCAGTTAATTTCTTCAGACTAATATTTACTTCGCATTTTCTAATCCTGGGCATTAAGGATTTCCATACAAATGTAGCACATCAAATGCTACTTCTCTTTGTCTTTTGCTTCCACCTTCTACGAAAATCATAAGATAAGCACTTTCTATTGAATTTTCATTATATAATATTATATAACAGTTTTAACGGAAAGTAAACAAAAAAAAAATGATATATTAGTTATGCTTCCGAGACATTCATATTCGGTCGACCGTCAGGTGTTAAAATTGGCTTCGGCTTGATTACTGGTTTTTTTTCATACACTCGAGCTTCAACGTTATCACCGTGTTCAACTTTAAACGCGTCATGGATATGGTGTAAAATAAACTTAGTGTTTGGAAATTCTTTCCACATTTCTGTCCATATTGGTCTCCAGAAATGAGCTAACCTATTTGTGTTTGTGTTTCCTCTATCCGAAGTAAGAACAAGATCTGAAAAACTACGTAAGTTAAAATCAAAAATAGAGTCAAATCCATACATATGGACTTCATCGGCTTTTAATTTATTCGCGCAATAATGCACAGCCATATGGCCGCAATTAAAATTAGTGTATCCCAAACCTATATTTCCATCTGGCGGAACAGCATATTTCGGTAATGCTGTATAGAATTCTTTTACTTGCTGGGCATGCGTCATATAAAACGTTGGGTGATCTTCCATCCATTTTTTTGGACGAAAGCCAAGAAGCCACTGACCCGGAACACTAATTTCTTTCCTTGTCATTGCAGCCATAAATTTAAAATCAACAATTGCTGTACACCATTTATCTGGAATGTCAAACGGTGTTTGATTACAAGCAATTTTCAATCCTTTACGAGGTTCTCTTTGAAACAAACCGGCCCAATCACCATTTCCAATAACATGCGTTACTCTAGCCATTCATCATGCTCCGTATACGATCTTTTCCTTTTTTTCCTGTCCAATGAATAATTTTTGCATTTGTTGCTGGCTGATCATCATTCTCAATTTGAAGTCTTAGCCAATTATACTCATTTGGTAATGGTTCTATATATGTCAATCTTCCGAGAGGATCGAGCATGCTCTGCAGCGTTTCTTGATCTCCGACATCTGGATTAGACTCAATTTCTTTTACCCATTTGTAAAGGATGTGAGGCTTGCCAATAAAGCCAACTACTCCTGAATTATACCATATATCTCCACCGCCTCTTCTTTGAGTCCACGGTCTGTCTTCAACCATGCCTAATCTACCTTCGACAAGCTTATCAAATATATCTTCTATATTGCCTTTAACTTCGCAATCAGTGTCAAGCCAAACAGTTTTCTTTGCAGGGCAGTGCATCATTGACTTTGGCTTTTTGAACCAGCCTTTTTCTTTTACTTTTGTCATAGTAATAATTGCATGTACATGTGGTTTAACACTAGCAAGATCATTGACTCCGAAGTCTGCAAAGATAAGAGGCGCGGTGTTATATTTCTTATAGTTTTCGAAAAACCAAGGGAGCATCCACTCTTGAGTATGATCACAACCAGTAAGAAATGCTCTATTAAATAATTTTGTATTGCTCATTATAATTATGCTTTGCTAAGCATCCCGTTTCATTTTGAATGGTTGTAAAACTATCGTTTGCTTCACATGCCCATGGATAGTATTCCTGAAGCCATGGAAAATTGTCGAGGCACATAAAGATATCAGTAGGACCACCGTGAGTTTTTGCCTTTTTGATTAATTCTTTTGCTCCGTATGGATTGACAATATATCCATGAGCACCTCCAAAATATTTCTTTTGGATTAGTCCATCAACTCCGAGTTTCATTGGAGTGTTAAATTTTCCATATGAAGGTTTAGAAAATGTCATGACACCCTTAAACGGTGAATTCACTGGAACTTCACCAGTCACAATAGCATCATGTTCAAAGATAACAATATTTTTATTGAGTTTTACAGATCTTTCCCATAAAGCATGATGTGATAAAAATGCTGACATACAATTTTCTGGACGAGAATACTTTTCATGAAAGAAAGAAGGTTGAATACCCTTTGTATGTAAAATTAAATGAGGATTATCCTTTGGAGTTGTGGCAGCGTGATGTTCTACATGTAATCCGTATTTCTCTGCAGATTTCATGCACCGCGTTGCCGCTTGTACTGACTTATCGTTATCCATAATTGTAATTACAAAAGCTTCTGAATTCATCTCGTTGTAGTACTTTCTATTCCTTGGATTCCGGTGTAATAATGTTTTGTTTGTCCTAATTTAGGAACTAACTGCCTACACATTAAGGCATCATTTGGCCAACAACCATGTTCTTTTGTCAAATTAATCATATGTTGTGCACCTTCTGGTTTAATATAATAGCTAGAATTACCAGCAATACCTTGTGGGATATTATGATTATCAATTTCTGGTGCTCTCACTATATCATTTGTTGATTCTTGAACTACTCTATCGTAGCCACTCGCTAAACGAGTAGCACGTATAGGAGTATTTAGGCCTATGATATTGTAGCGAGATTCTTCAAATTTTTCGATAGGTAAATTCTCATTTGAAAAATAAAGTGCATCATGTTCATTAATGATCATGTGTTCATCGTGCTTTACACATCTTTCCCATAGCATATAGTGAGAAAGAAAACAGCCTATTCTCTTTTTGGGCTCTGCTGTGGGATATGCAGTCATGATTAAGCCAGATTTAAAATCAAATTGTTGTCCTTCCCACGGCCAAGTCCATTTTAATTTATACTTCTTCATTAACCGATCTACTTGATCAGGCACGACTGCGTCAAATATTACAGGCTTAATAATCGGTGGCATCGAAAGAATCAATCGATCAGCAGCACGACTAGATTGTTGGTTATCTTTCATTCTTATAACATAAGCGTTAATCATTTAAAATCCTAAGTACCGTTCATGGTGTTTATTTATTTCCATACTAATATCTTTCCGCATAAAAACAACATCCATTTGGTTGACGATATTCTTTCTCATTGCGATATGGTGAATTCCAGTAGGCACAAACCCGTATTCATAAAATGTGCTAATATAGTCACTGAATAATGGTGCACCTTCATTGTATTGCATAATCCCAACTTCACATATTACACCATAAGCATTTTTAAATGTTTCTTCACCACCGCGTAGAATATCTAATTCTGATCCTTGCGTGTCCATCTTGATAAATTGTGGTAGTGGTAAATTATTCTCTTTTACTAAACTGTCAAGTGTTTTTGTTTTTAGTTCAATTGAATTGCCTTGACTATAGTTTGGTGTTAATTCTTTATAATATCCATTTCCAGTATTTTCTTTTCCGGGATTAGCGGTATAGTAAGTAACTATTTTGTTATCTTCATATGAAAGAACAGCGTTAAAAAATGTTTGATTTTCTGTACTTGGTAATTGGATTTGAGGATTTGCTTCAAACATATAAAAATGCGAATGAGGTGGAAACAAATTGGAATGCGCGAATTTCCAACGGCCATCATTAGCACCGATATCGTATACATTTGTTATTTCATAATTATTTTTATTCAGTTGCTTGAGGACAACATCAAGCTTGCGATCCATGTTTTCAGCCATTATACGTCTTCTATAATTCCTGCATCTACCAAATCAACATATGTTTCTTCTCTTGACTTGGGTTTATGCCTAATGTGAATCATATTAGCGCTTTCGAGATTCGGTAGATAACTGCTATAATCCCATTTTTCGTCTAGATATGTATCCAATTTAAACTTTGCTTTAACACACATAACATGAAACATTCCTTCATCTACGTATGGTCTAGGACTAATCTGCTCAAAGACTTTACGCATAGCTGGATTGATTTGCTTACGCATTAGTTGCCTAAACTCTCGAGGCATTACATAAATTGCACCGGACCACAATGGGTAATCTTCATTTCCTAGTCTCGGGAATTCACGAATAAAAGCCGGCAACTGAGTTAAACGATGTACATCATCAAATGATGCAATTCCTTCTGCTTCAAATACATTTTCAGTACAAGAAGTTGTAATAAATTTATCTGTGTCAAGAACAACAACAGTATCATATTCATCATACTCTTCGTTAATGCCAGCGCACTTTTGGCATTGACCACGTAGACCTCTTTGGAACGGTTCACCGTCTAAAAGTTTATATTCGGCACCAAGAGATTCTGCATATCGACTAATATTCTTTACACTTTTTTCTACGATAAAAGGTAAACCATTACGCTCTTTCATTTCTTGAATGACTGTTGGTCTAAATGGATGAAAGTGCTGCAATATAATATTTTTCATTTTATTTGATTCTTTCTTCGGCCACAATAATGAATAAGCGTTGCTTCGGGGTGCGCTTCCTCTGGTAAATCGCAAAATCTATCGTGAGGAATTTGTAATTTATTTTTGTTTTCTAGAGCTTTACTTTTTACAATACAATAGTGCATAATGATCTCATCATTTGGTGGTAAACCATCACTTGACATACTATTATGTATTACTGTGCTATCAAGGGCAGATCGCAGCGCTATACGCTCGTCTCGAGTAAACTTAAGACAATTACCAAAGAACATTGGCTCACCTTGAGTATAGAGCTTAGGCCATTTACGACCATTCTTACTTCCAGATACTTCTTTCATTCCTACTTTATGTAATCTACCAACACCTTCATAATTAAAGATATTATCAAAATTTTCAGTAAAAAGCATGTCCATATCTAATATTAAGACTGTATCATATTCATCATATTTTTCATTCAATACAAACATTTTTTGAATTACAAGCCAGGGTTTGCTGTTAGTATTAGGAAACCAATCACCCATAGGAAATCCTTGAAGCAATTCGTAATCTGCTCCAACTCTTCGAGCATATTCTTCAATGCTATATTTGCATGTTTTAGCCCATGGTTGAAGTCGACCATTCCAATGTTGTAAGATAATATTTTTCATTAGTTTAAATCGCCGATATTATTAAACATGTTTGGATCTAAATCTTCGTATACTTTACCGAACAATCCCATATTTCCTTCAACATATCTATCGAAAAAATTTGTACCCCACTTTTCATGTAAATTTTCTTTTAAGCTCTTTTCAAGTTCACTCACATCTTCTTTCATTTTCTCGCCATGAAATTCAATATATATTTTATTGATTAAGTTACTACACTTGTTTTTAAGCATAATAGGAAGAATGTCATATTCGCTCCCTTCGATATCCATTGTTAGGATAACGTAATCATCTTCATTGATATTATCATTGAGCCACTTACAAATATCAATGGATTCCATGTCTATCGTATCATTTGTGAGGCCTCTTTTTTTATCTTTTCTTACGCTACCAGATAAAGTATTTTTTCCAACATTAAAAGAAACAATACCATCATATGTTCCTGCACATGCTTTAATATGAGTAATGTTTGGAACTTGTTCTTGAACTTTTTCGATATGTTTAAAGCATCTTTCTTCCGGTTCAAAAGCGTATATAACAAAATCTTCAGAATAAATTTTGGATTTCTGAAGAGTAAGAAACTCACCACCTTTGTTCGAACCTAGACTTACGTAAACTTTCCTGCTCATAAATTCCACTCATTAACTGGAAGATTTACAATTCGATTAATTTTTTCTTTATCAAAATTGTCAGCACCATTCAGTTGTATGTGGACAAAGTTACAATTTTCTTTTCTTAAATCAATGACTGGCCGGGGTTGAGATTTTACGCCCGGATCGTAGTGAACAGAACTATTCCATTTGTATGGCATAGTTTTCCAATCAAACTCGCAAACTTCGAGCATTGCATGAATATATGGTTGATCACATGTATAAAATGACGGCAAATTGAATGCTTTTGTAAATTTGACATATTTTTCAAAAGGATAGAATTTTTCTCTTGCTTTTTTCATACCATCCTTTGACCATAGAATCATGCCAGAATTGTATACCCTTGGTAGTCCAGATGTTGTGCGAGGCATTGTAACTGGCCACTTTTTCTCAACAAGACCAACCCACTTTTCATCATTTGCATTATTGATACCACCACCGATAGTGTGTCTTTTTCGAGCTAGTGGTGCGTTTACTTCTTCGCAAATACCAATTTCATAATCCTTAATGCTTTCAAATATATTTTCTCCGCAATCATCTCGAGGAACTAGATCACAGTCGGCATACATGACATTATCATAATCTTCGTATGCATATACTGGCTTAAACTTTCCGTAGTTAGCTGTATAAGAACCTAGATCAGTTCTCCATTTTGGATTATGCTCGTATACATATTCAGCGCCAATCTTATCTGCGTACTTTTCCATAGCTTCGATACCGGCTAGATTACCAGATCTTTCGTCGCCATCCCAGCACTGATAAATTAAATTTTTCATTTTTTATAAAACCAATCTATATTTGTTTTTTCAAATTTCTTAAAGCCCAGCCGAGATAAGATATTTGTTATTTTCGAATCTATTACATTATCTGCTTCAATTTGCAATATCGGAGAATTATTCTTTAATGTTTCTATCATACCTTCTAAAACTGGAGCAGTGTATCTTTCAACATCAATTTTAATAAAATCTACATCACTGAATTCATAGCTATCTATAGCTTTGCTAATAACTTCTTTAGGTTCTACTACTCCAAATCTCTTACCTTCGCCCCACCTACTTTTGATTAAAGACAATGTATCATCATGAACAACTACATTAGATTCTGAATTTTTACTATTTTCGTATATTTTTACTTTACCATCTGTATTTGATACTGCTACATTCAATGGAATAATATTTTTAAAATCCTTTGTGTTTTCTTCTAATAGATCATATAGGTATGAAATTGGTTCAAAGGAGTATACTGTATCAAATATTTTAGAATATTTAATTGCTGTTGCTCCTATATGAGCTCCAATATCTAAACATACTCGAGTATCTGTCAAATGCGGTGTTATTATTTTTAGCTCTTTTACACCTTTACTCTCGGCCCATTCTTTACGATATTGGTTATGCGAAGGAAGTTTCATTATTTTACCACTTCGGAGAAGTTAAAATATTCTCAGATTTTAAATTATGGGAATACGTATTAGCAATAAAGTGTACATCATTAACTAAACCAACGTTGAGTTTGATTGGTTCAAACCCTAAAGACCTAAGTCCTTTATTGCTTACTGCTAAATCATTTTCTGCCAATTCTTTTCGAGGATTATCAATGTATTTGATAACACCGTCATATGATTTAGCACATAGCTCGGCTAAATCTTTTACAGACATAACTTCGGTTACTTGGTTGAAGATTCTAACTCTTTCGGTTTCCGGTGGATTTTCACAGGCCAGTTGAACGCAGCGAGCAGTATCTTGGATATGAATGAATGCTCTTTTCTGGCCACCAGTTCCATATACCGTAATATCATTATTCGTTGCTGCTTGAGAAATAAATCGATTTAATACCGTTCCATAAATTCCATCGTAATCAAATCGATTTACGAGTCTTGGATCCAGCTTAGTTTCTTCGGTTTCTATTCCCCAAACAATCCCTTGATGCAAATCAGTAATTTTCAAACCCCAGTTTTTCTTATAGAACTGGAATAGTAATTGATCAATTGATTTTGTCATATGATAAACACTACCGGGATTAGTTGGATAGAGAATATCTACATCCTTCTTGGTAGAATTAATTTTTACGTTAAGATATCCTTCGGGAATATCACCAAAATCTTTTGAATATCCATACACACCCATTGTACCAAGATGGATTAGGTGACAATCTGGGCATAGATCAACAATTGCGTTAAGAACATTGTGTGTTGCTGTAATATTATTGTCAACTGTATATCTACGTTCATGCTGACTAATCATAGAATACGGAGCAGCTCTCTGTTCAGCAAAGTGTACAATAGCATCTGGTCGCAAATCTTGAACAATTTTAGCAAAATGATAAAAGTCTTTTGCTATATCAACATGCCTATAACTAATATTCCAACCCTGATCATGAGCGGCGTGCATTCTTTCATCAACAGAACTAATATCTGTCAGTGAATTGCTATTCAATTCTTTATCGATTTGTCTACGAGATTGATTATCAATGATATAGACTTCATGGCCTTCTTTAGCAAGCTTTAAAGATGTTGGCCAACCACAAAAGCCATCACCACCTAATACAAAAATTCTCATTTAAAATATTCCACTCCACCGCCATAAGTATCGTAGTCAAAGACTTCTTGAATGTCTTTTTCATCGACTTCAACATCATGATTATGTTCTTCTTGTTCCTTTTTGCTCATTTTTTATCCTAAAGTCTCTATATCATAAAACATCTCACCCAACTCTGACCAATCGCCTTTCCAATTTTTCGGCTTTTTTTGAAAAACAACCATAGCTCTATACGTAGGAATTTTTTCAGCAACGCAGTGCATTATCGGACCTTTGTCATGATTTTGATTAATCTTTAAATTTTTTGCATCTTTTGGGTATATGAGTTTGTTACTTTCATCGTGTACAACAAAAGTGCATTCGCCATGTTTATATACGAGCGGTAACCAATAATGGTGAAATCGTTTTTGGTCTCCATTATATTTCAATGTTATTACCACGGTTTTTGTGCCTCTACTACTGCGCTATGCAATGCTCTGATTTTACCCTGACTATCTATACCTCTAAAATCTGCGACTCGGCTTTGTTGATATACGTGATCTCTAACCATAATAAAACCAAGCTCTTTGAGAGTACCTATAAGTTCTTTCTTTCCCCAAACATAGAGATGTTCACCATTTTGATATAGAAGCCCTTGCGCGCATTGTATTCGAATTGGCTCGTCTTCGTAACCCGGCGGACAAAACTTATGCTTTAAAACATAAAAATTATGGTAATGAGCACAGAAATATTCCTCATCTGCGGTTAGCTGCTCATCAGATAAAAGTTTATCAATAAATTCTCGCGGAGGCCAAATCGTGCGGATTGTACCACCCGGCTTAAGTACTCTATACATTTCTTTAAGAAAATCAATTCCTTCACTCTTGTGAAGATGCTCAATGAAGTGCTCCGAATAAACACCATCATAAGTATTATCTGAAATACCCTTCATAGGAAGGTTGCGCATATCGTATTTTTCTACGCCTTTTTCAGGATCTGCAACATCACGCACAGCATCCCAGTTGAGGCCTCTTTTAAATCCAGCTGCAATTTCGAGATATTTTGCCATTTTTCATTCCCTTCCATATTGTAGGCATATTAAATTTATCTCTTGCAAGATAATGATTGATTCTACCATCGGGTAAATTGCCACTTCCCCATTGGTACGGCATTCTATTCCAATGCGTATCAAACTCAAAAACTTTAAATTCTGGCTGACTTAACTGGAGATTAATATACATTTGTTCAGTATATCGTGTATGCATTACATAATTATCAACCGATGTAAACATTTCACGAGCTTTTTTTCGGCCGTGTTTAGTCCACAATTGAAGGCCACCATTGAGATATCTGAATCTTTCTTCTGGATAAAGCTTTGACTTAGGAAACATCCAGTCTTTACCGAATAAATGTTTACCATACGCGATGATACCACGTTGATAAATTTGTTTGTCCATTACATTGCGCATCCATCCAGCCGGTGGGCCAGTATGAACACCGAGCTCATGCACCATTGCTACATCAGCATCTTGTTCAAAGCTTTCGAAAATATTAAAAGGAGTGGCAACTAACATGTCAAGATCCAATGTAAGGATATTGTCATATTGCTCGAATTGTTGATCATAGAAAAGTCGTAGAGAATCAAGGCGAGGATCTAGATGATCGAAGTACCTATCATGGCTTAAAATATATTCTGCACCACAATGCTTAGCATACTTTTGAGCGTTCTCGGACCCCGCCTTTGCCCAATCTGGCATTTCAACACCGCCTAAGTCAGCGTCAAATGATTCATACGGAATGTAGTATTGGAATATTAAGTTTTTCATTACAAATTATATATTCTTATTTTTTCGGAGCAGATTTTCCCTTTACCGCGTCAGCACCAAAGAACGCAGCAACTAACACCGAGATAGAAACAAAATAAGTTGGAGCAATATCACTAATCAACTGTGCCGCTTTGTCTTGACCCATAATTGTAGTAATCAAAATAATTGCTGGATACAGCAGCATGCCAAACAATGCAAACCAAGTCATTTTTCTCATAGCATCTCTTTGTGCATCGGCATCTTCGAGTTCTTTGCGTTTAAACTCCATATGCATTTCCAATTCTTCGGCTGAAATATGACCATCGCCATTAGTATCAGCTTCATCTAAGCCTTCAATAGTCTTCCGTAATTGCTTTATCTCTTCCTTTGTGGGTTCGGCCATTGTTATACTCCGCTAAAATTATGCTAGCAATTTCTATTGCACGATCATAACCATTGCGCAGACGATTGGACCTAAAGCCATTCTCTACGAACCACTGTAAAGTATTTATATCAGATGCAAACACAGGCATGTTGAAGTCTTCAGTTATAACTTCGAATTCTGATCTCAAATTAAAAGTGTCAAAAAACAATTTATTTTCCATAAGTTCCAAGGGCAAGTTCCAATTCTACAAATAGGTATTCTTCAAGATCATCTTCATTGCACTGGAAGCGAATACCAATACCGCCAGCTTTTTTCCATCGTGCGATGTTTTCAGGCTTATCGTCAATCAGAATATTTGGCTGACGAGTAAGACTATTCATTGCGTATTTATGTTTGTTACTAGTAAAGATAACATTTTCGACTAAAGGTGGCATATAGTGCTTATCTTCGAGCCATCTACGCTTCCAATAAGCCGAGTTGTTATGATCGCCTTTGAGTGGAGAAGAACAGATACCCCAATCACCATTAGTAATGTCATTGACAAACCTAATGATCTCACATGAGAGACTAGGACCTGATCTACGTGGACCACGATCTTCTCTAAAGATTGGTAGTGTGTAAAAGAAATCAGTGTTAGCAAGTTCTTTAAACTTGATCTCACGATCCTGAATTGACTTCCAATGGTCAACACCATATTTTACTTCGATACCACTAAAAAAGTCGGCGATTACGCCATCCATATCAAGATATACTGTCATCCGAAAATTCCTCCTCTAATTCTTTCATCAATATTAAATGCTTCTTGCTCGAGCTCATCGAGCGCTTCGTGGAGTGGGTCAACCCATCGACTAGCGCCTTTTGGAGTATGAGAACTATTAAGAGCCGGCTCTACACATAGAGCAATTTCTGTGCGACATTGATCAATAAACATAATCAGATCGTCAAGCTGTTCCATTTGTTTCAAATGTTCATCATTGTAGAACCGACGTCTTGCCATTATACTACACTTCCGTTTGCAATCAATGAACTCATCATCAAGCGAACCTGCTTTAAGCGGCTCTCTAACTTGCGAATAACTTTTGGATTGTTAGTACTGGCAACTTCTTGCATGATAAATGCAGGAAGCAAACGGCTTTGGCGCTCGATTACAGTGCGCTGATCCTCTACACTTAAGTTTGTAACAAACTGCTTGAACTTTGCATTTGAAGCCATCTTTGACATGTTATTTCCTCTTTCCATTTTATAGATCTATTATACACTATATTTGAGGAAATGTACACTAAAAAGTGCACTTTTTTATTTAATTAAAATAAAGGCTTACGTTTTTTATCCGTGAAACACTTTACGCCTATTATATTCATCACGAGTTTCGATCATTTTATCGATCCAAGCATCTCGTGTTTCCTTGTACATGACAGGATGAAAGTCATCTACATCCATAACAATTCGTGTTTGTTGAATAGCCATACCAGTACGTTCTTCCCACATGACAGCATATGCTGCTAGTTGCATAAAGTAATTACCAATATTGGCTTTTTTCTTAGGACGTCGAGAAGTCTTCCAATCAACGATTGTAGGTACACCATCCCATTCGCAAATACAATCACATGTACCGGCTAGCTGCAAATGATCAGAATACAACGGAACTTCTTGTCCGTAGATTTTAGTGACATGCTTATCGAGCAAAGGACGAAGATTCTCGAGAGATTGAACAACATGTGGAAGAAATTCATTACGGCAATCGGGTTCATTCCTTAAATATTTTTCAATAAGGCTATGTACAGCAGTACCACGAGCAGCAGCGCGGCCGCCGATACGATTAGCTTCTTCTTCACCTACTCGTTTACGCCATTTTGCAATTGATTCTTCACTTAAGATACTAAGAACAGTAGTAACACTAGGATAGGCATTACCATCCAGGGTAAGATATCTCCTTCCGTCAGGACTATCTGTTCGATCCAAGCTTTCATATCCCATATCAATTTTTTCATGGATAAACTCCATCATCATTTCCAATCGTTGTTTTATTTAATAATAGTATTATTATAAACCATTTTGCAGCAAAAGTAAACAAAATAATTCATTTTTATCTGAGTCCCATTAATTCTTTTGTCATTATATAGTCTCTTACTATACCAGACCTTACGATATCATCCCATCCGAATTGAATAATAGAGAAATCTTTCATTCTTTCAATGATATTTAAGAATTTTGCTAAACCGTTTCTTTCACCGTCATTGTTAAAATCAGATTGTAGATAATCACCACAAAGAATTAATCGAGTATTTTCACCAGCACGAGTCATGACAGAATCTAGTTCATGGAAATTAAGATTTTGCATTTCATCGACAATTATAATTGCGCGATCAAATGTTCTACCACGAATAAAAGACGTTGTTTCGAATTTAATGATATTAGAAGAAACAAGCTTGTTATAGGCAGTTTTATCTGCTACTAATTCTTGACAAATCATTTTATACGGTGATTCATAGACTTCTATTTTTTCTTCTAGCTTTCCCGGTAAAAATCCAACCTCTCTGACTGGAACAATCGATCTCATAATAATAACTTTGTCATAAGATGAACTTTTTTCGAGACATGCTTCGAGTGCTAAGTACAGCGCAATAAAAGTTTTACCGGTACCAGCAGATCCAGCAAGAACTAGATTTTCACCTTCATCCCATAAACTATATGCTTTTTGCTGATTCGCCGTAATAGGATCGAATTCGAGTAAGTCTTCGTATTTGATTCTTGCACTACTCATGTTTTTACTTTACTGTTTCTTCCAGATTGTTTGTCGATTTTTTTCATGAAGTCTCTCCAATCTCCGCTGGTTTTTCCAAGTGTACTACCGTGCTGAGTTATCATCGCAGGAAATTTCATGACATGAATAACGTCGACCATTTCATTTAGAATAGTTTGTAATTCATCACGTGAACAATTTACATTCCATTCTTCTTGAGTTTTAGTATCTTTTAAGGTGTAGATTGGCATCTTGTCGAATTTCTTCCTTTATAGTATTAACACGTTTTGTCATCCAACTGATGGCAGTGCTAATATGCCCAGTATCCTGTGGTTGCAAACACGATTTAGCATATGCAATTTCATTTTCAATAATATCTATTTGATCTAATTTATCCATCACATTTCTCCATAAACCATTCCGGCATTTTACGTTTTGTCCAGACCATTTTAAATCGAGCTTGCTTTGTTTTATAAAAAGCTCGATAAGATTTAACGGGTTCATTGTAAAAGAAACATTCTGGATTAGAACCCATTGCTAACCTAAAGGGTGTTAGTGGTCCTTTCGGTATATTGCGCGGAGCAGAATATAATGGACCTCCTAGATCTCGCGCAGTCTTATGAATCTTATCATATCTATATGTATATTCTTGACACAGAGCAATGAAATGATCGTAATGCCAACGATAGTTCATATCACTTTCCATTGTCCATTGAGTACAAGGATGACCAACATGAACTGCTTTATAGTATAACAATTCAGCTTCGAGATCATCGGCACCTTCATACAGATCCCAATATTTTACCATAGTCTTACCAGACTTAGATGGTCGCTTAGTTAACAGGCCATCAAGTACTCGATGAGCAGTCGATAGCATTTGACCGGATTCTACTACCATTTTAGGGATATGTTTATCACACTGCATTTGAGCAGCAATTACAGGATCTTCATCGAGTATAAAAATATTCATGAGAGATATACCTCCGCTCTCCAACATAATACTCTATTATTATACCATAAAAGTAGAGAAATGTAAACCCCTAAAATGAAAAGAGGTTCCAGCTTATAAAACTGGAACCCCTCTTCTTTAACTTATATGCTTATGTTACTTCAGCGATTCGCCTAATTAAGAAAGATCGTTTTTCTAAGATTTTTTTCATTCTACTGAATAATCCTTTCTTCTTTAGCTTTTCAGCATATTCTTGAAGTTCGTGTGAATCTTTCTTGAGTCTTTCGAGCTGAGTAATTGTCATATTGGATACTCCGGTTAATGGTTAATCTTTTAACAATCCGGGAAAGGCCTCCTCTATTACAGGGCGCGTAATACCTTTTGGCTTTTCCTTATTAATCATAGATATAACGAGTCGTGCATCACTTGGATCAATCGACTCAATCAAACCGATAAAAATCTTTTCGCGTTTAAACGCCGGCATCTTAGATCCCGGGCCGCCTTTAACAAAATATTGGAAATCTTTATTTCTTTTAAGAAGATTTGATGGTGCGTTGTAGCCATCATTTGCTGTATATGGCGGCTCACCTTTTGGGAGTAACCATGAAACTGTAGAGTCATATGTGCCTCTCAAAATATCTTTAAGAGCCCACGTGTCATTCTTTTTGAGTATACTAACTTTTTCAGACTTTGTTTTTGCTTTTTGTGCTTCTTCAATGACTTCATATATGTATTTCATCTTCACCTCTATTTTTATTTATATAAGCATATACTTTCACTTGGTGATTAAAAGTATGCGGATACATGTCTGGATCAACTAGTCGATCGCCGTAGTATCTGATAAGTTTTTGGGTAAATGTCTCGAGTGTATCTTGCATCCGATAAAATTATTGTAGTACTCATCGCTGAGCAGTACGTCCTTTTCAAATTGGAGTTTTGCTTCATAATACGACATCTCACCCTTTGTTTGACAAAGGCGAAGAATCTCTCTCTTATAGTTCTCTTCACCTTTTTTTTCGATGAGGAGTTTGACTTCTTCGCTACTACCAAAGTAAGTGCGCCAGTCGGACTCAACACGAGTCCGTACGCGGCGAGATCTCTTTGAATTCTTGGGAAGTATCTTTGGTTTCCAGAAGTTCTTTTTACCAATATATTTTTTACCAGTGTCGAGTTCAGTAATTTCATAAACAAATCCCTGATATTCTTCGGGTGTTTCATCATATTCTTTATCTTTATAATACCACATGTATTATATATTATATATGTTAAACCTTCTTCGAAGCGTTTCTTCCCAAATACCCTGGAACCTTTTTATGTTTAATACGAAAAAGCTTAACAAAAAATTTAGTAATAAACTCCATGCTATTCATCCTCTTCTATAAAACTTATTTCTTCGTGATTAGCTTCGGCTATAGCTCGTCTTCCACACATCGGACAGAATTCAGGTGAATCATTTGCAATGATGTGAGTTACTTCTTCGCACTCTTCACATTCGATTCTAAATTCTATCATGCAACTTTTTCCCAGCCCCAGTCACCTTCCATGCCATTAACTGAATATTCTGTTACTCGCTTCTCGAAGAAGTTATCATGTGATGCTCCATTCAATACCCAATCTAGCCAAGGCAAAGGATTATCTTTTTGCTTAAAAATAGGCTTCATTCCAAGTTGTAGTAACCTACGATCAGCGATATGCCGAATATAGTCACGAACTTCTTGCTTTGCTAAACCCTGCATTTCTTCGCTGCCGTTATAAGCAAGTTTTATAAATGCATCTTCAAGTTTCACTGCGTTTTTAGCCATCTCGTAGAGCTTAGACTTGAGCTCGTCGTTAACAATGCGTGGATGCTCATCGCAAAATTCACGGAAGAGTTTAGCAATACCTTGTACATGCATTGACTCATCGCGGATTGACCATTCTACGATTGTACCCATACCTTTCATCTTACCAAACCGCTGGAAGTTGAGAAGCATTACGAATGATGAAAAGAGTGACATTCCTTCGTTAAAGACTGACTGAGCCATAATCAATGCCAATCCTTGTAGAGTATTTGGATTGCCTTCGGACATAAACTCGATCTTATCTGCCATCTCTGAGTACTCGAGAAATGCATGAAACTCTTCATCTGGCAAGCCAAGTGTGTCGTTCAACAGAGCGTACGCTCTCTGATGGATTGCTTCTCTGTTTGCAAATGAACCAAGCATATTACGAACTTCATTGTTCTTAAACTTAGGAATCAGCAATTCGTAATAGTTTTCTCCGACTTGAACATCTGACTGTGTAAACAATCGAAGAACCTGAGTGATGAATTCTTTTTCTTCTTCATTCAGCTTTGTTCTCCAATCTTGAATATCTTCTGATAGCTCAGCTTCGTCTTCTACCCAGTGGATTTCTTCGTGTTTCTTTGTTAACTCTACCGCCCATGGATAGAGAAAAGGTTTATATGTTTTTGATGCTTCTAGTAATCCCATGTTATCCCTCGCATGCTCGGCATTCATCGCCTTCTTGAATTGTTAATGGTGAATTAAGATAAGCCATAAGCTCATCATAGCCACCGACGTATTTTCCTTCGATGTAGATTTGTGGTACTGTCTTGACTTTTCTACCTGTAACTTCGGCAGCAGTTTTACCAATATCATCGAGATTGATAAAATCAAATTGAATACCACGAAGATCTAATTCTTCTTTTGCTTTTGCACAGTACGGACATGTATTTCTACCATAAACAATAGAACGAGTATCTTCTTGTAGTGCATGACGTTCTACTTTATCTGACACCGTCTCTGCTCTTTGTTTTGCTTCTGTTCTAAGATAGTACAAACCCTTTAATCCATCTTTCCACGCTTTTAAATGAACTTTATTGACATATGATTTTTCTGCACCCGAAGGAAAGAAAACATTTACAGATTGTCCTTGACAAATATAAGGTTGTCTATCTGCAGCGTGTTGAATAACCCATAATTGATCAAGTTCTTGAGCTGTTTTAAATACAGCTTTTTCTTGTTCATTTAATTCTGGTAAATGCTGAACAGAACCTTTCTTTGTAATAATTGAAGTCCAAGTCGACTCATTATTAATACTGTATTTTTCTAAAACATCTTCGAGATATTTGTTTTTAACAAGAAAAGAACCAGCACGAGTGCGGTGTGTATATGCATTTGCTTTCATTGGTTCGATCGAAGGACTTGTCGATAGAATAATACCAGATGAAGCATTTGGTGCAATTGCTAAGAGATGAGCATTTCTCATTCCGGTGCCTTCACCGTCGGGATATTCTCCTCTTTCTTTTGCAAGTTTGCGTGACTGATTAGTTGCTCTCATCTGAATATTATTAAAAACAACATTATTGATTTCGCGAGCTAAATCTGATTCCCATGCTACACCCTGTGATTGAAGGAGTGAATGGAATCCCATTGCGCCAAGTCCCAAAGAACGCTCTCTTTCGGCAGAATAGCGAGCTCGTGATATAGCATCGGGTGCATGCTCAATGAAATACTCGATAACGTTATCTAGCATAGTAATAATATCTTCGACAATATTACTATCTTTCCACAGCTCGTAGAGCTCAAGATTCAAAGAAGAAAGACAACATACGGCAGTGCGATCATCTGACGTAGGCAAGTGTATTTCATTACAAAGATTAGATCCGTGAATTTTTAGTCCCTTATCTTTTAACGATTGAGGGAGATATTTGTTTGCAGTGTCAATAAAATTAAGATATGGTTCACCAGTACGGAAACGAACTTCGATAATTCTCTCCCATAGTTTACGAGCGTTAAGTGTGTCAGATACTTCACCACTCGCTGGATCTTTGAGATCCCAATCTTTATTCTCTATAACAGCAGTCATAAAGTCATCGGTAATATTTAAAGCATTATGAATATTAAGTGCTTTTCTTTGTACATCTCCAGTTGGAATACGAATATTTAAAAACTCTATGATGTCTGGATGTGATATATCCATATACGCAGCATAAGAACCTTTACGAGTCTTACCTTGACGATAAGCAATCATATCAGCGTCGACAGTATGAAGGAAAGGAATAGGCCCGGGTGCTTTGTCAGAGACACTTCTTACACTTGACCAGTGTCCTCCTACACCACCTCCAAAAACAGAGAGCCAGCGGAGCTCAGATGAATGCGATATAAGGCCTTCGAGTGTATCTGGGACGTATGTCAAAAAACAAGAAATAGGCAATCCTTTGTCTGGTTGATTTTTAATTGGTGCATTTGAAAGTACTGGTGATGCAAACATAAACCATTTGTTTGACACGTAATCATATAGACGTTGAGCAAGATCCCAATCTGTCTTGCCTTTGTACGTTGCCCATGCTTCTGCAGCACGTGCGTATCCTTCTTGCGGTGATTTTTCATCACCACGTAAATAGAAATCTTTCAACATTCCAACAGAGTAATCTGTTAAAATGTTGTCTTTCTTAAAATTGAGTGTAATAGCCATTGCTGCCCCTGAATTGGGTGTGAGTTTTTTTATTTTGATAGTACTATTATATATTAAAACGCTGGGTTTGTAAACCCTTAAAGTGCCATCACGGGTAAATAATTATAGAATACTTTTTCTATTCAGCAAAATATTTGTTAATCATTTCTAACATATCATCGTACTTAGCAATTTGTTCTAATTCCTGTTCAATTGCTTCCATAATATCGGGATGCTCACCTACACCAACCGGGTGTGAAAGATATACTTCAACATTCATTTTATGTTTATGAATATGCCCTTTAGCATGCGATTCAACGGCAGCTAGAATATCATCTCTTAAGTCTTGCATTTTATAATTCCTTTAATTTGCCTTTGGCGCTGGTTTTGTTCCAAAAATTCGAGTATAGCCCGGGTCCTCATCATATGCAGATGCCCACTTGTTCTCGGTAAACTCTGCGAATTTAATTAAATCTTCGAGATCTTTATCGTATTCATCCATCCACTTAGCGTGAGTTTTAAGTAGATCTTTAATTTCAGCGACATCACGTTTAATATTAACTTCATCAGCTACAGCAGATTTTGCTGTAAGTTGAGCCATCTCTTCTTTTAGTGTATTTATTGTTTGTGCCTGTTGTGCTGTCCACCACACAAATGCACTTACTTGCATAACAATAGCAATAACAACACCTATTCCAAATTTCATATTCAACATTTTTTTTCCTATAAATTATACTACATTAAAGATATATGCAGAACCAGTGTTAAGTATGCCATTATGATCGTCAACCCGTGCGCCACCAATGATATATTTACCATCGCCAGATATAGCAACTGCGCGCTCGGTGCCGGACAAATAATCATTTGTTGCAGCATCTGATGCAGTCAATTCCCTAGAATATGTCCAAGTATTTGAAGGAGATCTGTTGAATGCATATATTGCACCAGCATTTGAAGCGCCTGTATCTGCAAAATTCGCGCCAACAGCAATAACATTACCGGTATTATTAATAGCTACACTAGTTCCAAAAGAGTCGCCGCCGCTATTTCCTCCAGCTGGAGATTCTAGTCTATCTTCCTGTTTCCACGTAGAACCAGATCGTGTAAAGATATATACAAAACCGGTGCCTGACAAACTATAAGTGCCATCATCATCTTCCGCTTGATCAGATCCCACAACAACAACATCACCAGAGCCATTGATTGCTACCGATGCGCCGAATTTGTCGTCGCGCGTGACAGTTTCAAGAGGGCGTAGTATTTGTTGTTCTGTCCAAGTAGATCCAGATCTCGTAAAGATATATGCTGCTCCTGTATAAGTATTGGCTTGACTAGCACCAATTACAACATAGGAACCATCATTGTTCATTGATACTGAAAAACCAAACCAACCGAATGGTTCCAGATCAGATGAAGTTAGCTTAGCCTGTTCTGTCCAAGTAGATCCAGATCTCGTAAAGACATATGCAGCACCACCATCTGGTTTCGGATCGGCCGATCCGCCATCCAAATATGCGCCAACAATAGCATAGGTTCCGTCAGAATTAATTGCAACATCACAACCAAAATAATCATATGTTGCTGCATCAGATGCCCTTAATATTGCTTGTTCTGTCCAAGTAGATCCAGATCTCGTAAAGACATATGCAGAACCAGCATCTGTTGTCGGACCGCCTGAACCACCATCTTCTTTCATAGCACCAACAATAGCATAGGTTCCGTCAGAATTTATTGATACGCTATAACCAAACCAATCATCTGCAAGTGCATCAGATGCCCTTAATATTGCCTGTTCTGTCCAAGTAGATCCAGATCTCGTAAAGACATATGCAGCACCAGAAGCCGAAAGTGGGTCACCTGCTCCGCCATCTTCGTAATGTGCACCAACAATAACATAATTTCCATCGGAACTTATTGCTGCTGCCCAACCAAAATAATCACTTGCTAGTAGATCTGATGCAGTTATCTTAAGCTCATCAACATTTAAAGACCAGTCATGATCTAATTGGATGCTCTGCCAACTAGTATCTATAAAAATGTAAAAGGAATTATTAGATTTCACTAGTGCTAGAGAACCTTCATTAACACCGACAGACGGCAAATTTG